CAGCGGATGCTGCTGACGATGCCCGGCGGCTGGAAGATGGCGCAGCTCAAGGCTGAGCAACCGGCGACGACGTACGCCGAGTTCAAGCGCGAGATCCTCAACGAGATCGCCCGCTGCCTGAGCATGCCGTTCAACGTCGCAGCCGGGAACTCGTCGGGCTACAACTACGCCTCCGGGCGACTCGACCACCAGACGTACTTCAAGAGCATCCGGATCGAGCAGGCGCACCTCGAGCGCATCGTCCTGGATCGCATCTTCGCCGCCTGGCTCGAAGAGGCTGTGCTCGTCGAGGGCCTGCTGCCCCAGTCCATGCGGATGCGCGGTGCCGATGCCCGCGGTCGGAAGCACCAGTGGTTCTGGGACGGCAACGAGCACGTCGATCCCGCCAAGGAAGCGAACGCGCAGGCGACCCGGCTCGCAAGCCGGACGACGTCGCTCGCGCGTGAGTACGCCCGCCAAGGACTGGACTGGGAAGCCGAGCTTCGACAGATCGCCAAGGAGCGCGAGCTCATGGAAACGCTTGGCATCTCGCCCACGGACCAGGCGGATGCAGCGGTCCCCGCAGGAATGAAGGACGAGGACGATGACACAGACGACTGATGTCCCCGACATCCTCGCGATCGACTGCGAAGTCGCGATCGAAGCCGCGGCCGCCTCCACGGACGACTCGGGCGAGAACGCGCTGCCACGATTCTCCATGGTCGCCTACACCGGCGGCCCGATCCGCACGCTTGGCTTCGCGTACCCGGTAGTCGTCAACCTCGATGGGATGAGAATCCCGGCACAACGCCGCCCGGTGCGGTTCCAGCACTCCGCATTCGAGGGCGTCGGCCACACTGAGCGCATCACCGTCGAGGACGGCAAGCTCGTGGCCGACGGTGTCGTCTCGCGAGACACCGCCGCCGCGCAGGAGATCGTCGCCAGCGGCAAGAAGGGCTTTCCCTGGCAGGCGTCGATCGGTGCCTCCGTGGACGAGCTCGAGTTCATCAAGCGCGACGTCGCCGTCACGGTCAACGGCCGAAAGTTCAACGGCCCCATCTACGTCGCGCACAAGACCACCCTCAACGAAATCAGCTTCGTCGATCTCGGCGCGGACCAGCAGACGCAGGCCCGGATCGCCGCTCAGCACCACAAGGAGACGCAGGCCATGCCTGACCACACCACTCCCCGAGGCACCGACACGGACGTGGCCGCCTCCGACAACGGCCAGGCTCACGATCCCGCTCCGAGCACACCTCCGACGCCGCAGCGGAACGGCACCATCGCCGCCAGCGACCCGGCCGCCGAGATCGATCAGATCACCGCCCGCTCCCGGGCCGAGTCCGATCGCCGGCAGCGCATCCAGGCCATGACGGCGGAGGTGCTCGCGCAGCGCCCGGAACTCGCCGACGATCTCGGTCGACTCGCACATGCCGCGCTCGAAGCGGGCTGGAAGCCGGACAAGTACCAGCTCGAGGTCATGCGGCTCGGCCGCTCCTACGAGGGTGTCGGCGGACCGCGCCCACAGAGTGAGCGCATCGAGGGCTCGATCATCGAGGCCGCGCTGTGCATCGCTGGCGGGCTGGAGACGCAGACGCTTGAAGCCCAGTTCAACGAGCGCACGCTCGACGCGGCCAGCCGCGAGTATCGGCATGGCCTGGGCCTCTGCGAGACGCTCCTGATCTTTGCGCAAGCCAATGGCTATCGCGGCTTCGGGCGCAGCGACCTCAAGGGCCTGCTCCAGTTCGCGTTCACCGACGTGCAAGCGGCGGGCTTCAGCACGATGAGCCTGCCCGGCATCCTCTCGAACGTCGCCAACAAGTTCCTCCGAGCCGGCTTCGAAGCGGTCGAGTCTTCGTGGCGTGACATCGCCGCGCTCCGCTCCGTCCGCGACTTCAAGCAGGTGTCGAGTTACTCGCTCACGGGCGGCTTCGTCTACGAGGAGATCGCACCCGGTGGCGAACTCAAGCACGCGACGGTCGGCGAGACGGCGTACACCAACCAGGCGAAGACGTACGGCCGGATGTTCGGGATCGATCGTCGCGATCTGATCAACGATGACCTCGACGCACTGACGGCAGTGCCGCGCCGGCTTGGCCGTGGCGGAGCGCTCAAGCTCAACGACGTCTTCTGGGCCGAGTTCCTGAACAACGCTGCGTTCTTCGTGGCCGGGAACAACAACTACGCCGACGGCGCCGGCACCGCACTGGGCATCGACGCGCTCACGCAGGCCGAGACCATGTTCCTCGATCAGACGGACCCCGACGGGCATCCGCTCGCCGTTGCCCCGGTGATCCTGCTCGTGCCCAACGGTCTGTACGTGCCGGCGACGCAGATCATGAACTCGACGGAACTGCGCGACCCGTCTTCGACCAAGAAGACGCCCGTCGCGAACCCGCACGCGGGCAAGTTCCGTCCGGTGCGCTCCAGCTACCTCAGCAACCCGAAGTACACCGGCGCCAGCAGCCTGGCCTGGTACATCCTCGCGGATCCGGCCGACATGCCGGTCATCGAGGTGGCATTCCTCAACGGGCAGCAGCAGCCGACCGTCGAGAGCGCTGACGCCGACTTCAACAACCTCGGCATCCAGATGCGCGGTTACCACGACTTCGGCGTCGCCAAACAGGAGCCGCGTGGCGGCGTGAAGATGAAGGGCGAGGCGTAGGCGCTGATCGGCAGACCACTCACTGATGCCCATTGAACTGGCGGAGAACTCACAGATGGCAACTGCAACGTACATCAACGAAGGCGACGCGATCGACTACACGCCCGGCGCGGACGTGACCGCCGGCGACGTGGTCGTGCAGAACGAGCTCGTCGGCGTCGCCAAGCGCGACATCCCCGCAAACACGCTCGGCGCCCTGAGCGTCGCCGGCGTCTTCGACTTCCCGAAGGCCACCGGCGGCGGCACCGCGATCGACGAGGGGCTCGACGTCTACTGGGACGAGGGCGGCACGGTCGCGACCACGGACGCCGGCGCCGGCGCCAACAAGAAGATCGGCCGGAGCGTCGGCGCGGCGGACGACAACGCGGCGACCGTGCGCATTCGGATGAGCCAGTAGGACGATCGCAATGGCTGACCTCCTCGAACAGGGCGCCCAGTTCCTCGACGACCAACGTCATGCGCACATGGCGCAGGCGGTCGTCTATCAGCGAGGGGCGGCGTCCGTCGAGGTGTCCGCCATGATCGGCCGGACCATCTTCGAGCAGGAGTACGAGTTCGGCGGCATCCAGCGGATCCAGTCGCGCGACTTCCTCGTCCGGACGGCAGATCTGGTGCTGGACAGCGCCGAGGTCCTGCCGGTGGCCGGTGACCAGATCCGTGAGACCCAGGGAGAGCAGGTATTCGTCTACGAGGTCATGGCGCCCGGGTCGGCGCCTCCGTTCCGGTACAGCGACCCGTACCGCAAGGCGCTGCGCATCCACACCAAGCACATCGCCACGGAGGACGCATGAGCGGTGCGGCTGCCCAACCTCCGAAGCCAAACGGCAGTGGCCGCTGGGCCGGCGTCATCGTGACTGTCGTCTTCGCAACACTGGCCGTCACCGTCCAGTGGGGCGTGGTGACGACGAAGCTCGACCACGTCGAGCAGCGGCTTGATGAGCTCATCGTCGAGGCCCGATCGCTGCGCACGGAGTACCAATCGATCGAGCGCCGCGTCTCCTACCTCGAAGGCCGATTGAACGGACGGGATGAGCCATGAGCGTGATCACTGACATCGCCGACGCGGTCACGACGTCACTCAATGCTGCCACGTTCAGCGGGAACTTCACCGCGGAGCGGCTGCATCAGCCTTCGTTCGAGCTGACCGAGCTCCAGTCGCTGCATGTGAGCGTTGTGCCCAAGTCGCTGGAGATTCGCAACGCCTCCCGGCAGCACTCGTTCTGGGATTGCACCATCGACGTCGGGATCCAGCAGAAGGTTGACGACGACGCGCGTGTCGATGAGCTCGTCGCATTCGCGGAGGAGATCGCCGATCACCTGCGCCTGAAGCGACTGGCGGACTATCCGCTTGCGGCGTGGATGGCGATCGAGCACGACCCGGTCGTCGCGTCCGGACACTTGGACCAGCATCGCCAGCTCACGAGTGTGCTGACGGTGACGTATCGGGTGAAGCGATGAACACACCGCTCATCCGCAAGATCGACCTCGGTGTCACCTTCCAGCCACTCGCCGCGGAACGCACTGTCGGGAACTTCACGTTTCGCGCCACGGGCAATGCAGTGACGCTGCTGGGCGATGACGGCATTACAGAAGTGCTCGTTGCCAAGAGTCAGCAGTTCACGCTCGAGGGCGTGGATCTGGCAGACATCCAGGCCAAGGGAACTGTTGGCGATTACTTCACCGTGATCGGCGCGACGCGCACTGTGTCAAGGAGAACTCTCGTGGCCATCAAGCTCGGCATGGAAGCCACGC